CACGTATAGTGTATTATGCAGCTTTAAATTGCTCCCTCTAGTAGGTTCCCGAGAGAAGAATAATGAGCTAGCTGCACCAAAGTGGTTCGGCTTCTTGCAATAAGCCGTTTGCAAGGGAGTTTTGCAGTATGGAGAATCCTTCTGCCGTCGAGACTGTCGACATCAAAGAAACAGAGCCCAAAAACTCGGGCGCACGGGTGTTTTCTACACTCGTTGGTAGGAGATACAAAGGAGATGTATCTAAGTATCAGCGTACAGCTAATCGTCTTGTAGGAACAATTCGGGAAGAATGGTGTAATAAAGTTCTCGAAGATCAGGGCTTCAACATTGGCGACGAATTTGCTCGTTCTGAGTATGATCCGGAGCAATTGTGGTCCGCCTTCCAGGGCTATGATGGACCGTCAAAATTTGACCTGAGTGACCCGTTTCTGAAAGATTGCTGGCATCGAGCTGTCAGTAAGGTGGAGTCTTACTTCAAAGATCTCTACAATAGTATCGATCCATTGCCCATGGACGAGAATTTGTGGGACGTGGTCAAGAAGCAGACTTCGTCAGGGCTTCCTAGCCTCGCTCCGAAGAAATTGGTTTTTAAAGACGAGCTTGCTCGTGCCAAGGCGTTGGTACATCGTGAGCGTTCGCAGAGGATCGGTAAAGACGATGCCGCCTCGAAAATCCCAGGACCCGAACCTTGTGTGGCCTATTATCGGACACAAGCGAGTATTAAGGATGGGGTCCCGAAGAAGAAAGTGCGATTGGTTTGGGGTTATCCACTGAGCATGATATTGATTGAAGCCTGCTATGCCAGACCACTCATTGATTTATTGCTCACAGCTGTAACGCCTATCTCTCTCGGCTATCGTAAGTCCGAGCTTGGGGCAAAGGTAGCATCGAGCAGCTGGTGGCCAGTATCCTGCACTTTTGACTGGTCCGGTTGGGACCGAAACGCTCCGACTCAAATCGCGTCTGAGGCATTTCGAATTTCAAAGAAGTTCTTCAGAACGGTGGATGAAGATCATTGGTCATTAATGACAAGGTACTTTCGTACTTGTGCCCTCTTAATGCCAGATGGTTTTGTGTACGGTCGACGTCGCAAAGGCATCCCATCGGGGTCATTTTGGACCAGTGTCGTTGGTTCCATTGGCAACATGCTTGCTATTCACTTCCTGGCGTTTGCGTTAGGGCTCGATGTGATTGGGATTGACGTATTGGGCGATGACTCGCGAGTTGGACTCACAGGTGACATTGACATTGTCAAAATGGCTAAGATCGCTTTAGCCGTCTTCGGGATGAAGTTGAACTTGGAAAAGCTCAGCTACGGTGGTCCGAACGTCCACCCACGTTATCTCGGCCATGATTGGTTTAGGGGTAGAATCCGTAGACCTGTGATTGAGACTGTTCAGAGGATCAAATATCCAGAGAGATTTAATGCTCATTGGTGGACTGATCGTTATGATAAGTTAATATCACTATATGGTGATAATGTTGATGCATGGCCACTGATCTATGGCATTCTCAAAAGGAAAGGTTTGGCATACCGTCATGGATCAGGTGAACAGTTCCTCCTAAGGAGTTTTAAGGACGTGGGGGGTTTCACTCAAACTGAGTCACCAGAGTTGAGGGGAGAGCGAAAGAGATTTGCTGCCGCAAGCCTCAAGTAGTTTCCTCTAGGG